GTGTCCAAGCGTTCGGCGTGTCGAACTTTTACCCCACCCTGGGGGGCTACGCGGGGGGCAGGGCCTAGCTCTAGCCTTGCAGGGGCTAGGCGCGGCGTGCAGGGCCGCTATTTTGACGGCATAGTGTTTAGCTTCCTAGCTATCTCATGGCTTGTATCGGGCGCTTGTAGCCTTATGCAGTGCATCGCTCATTGGCCTATTGTCTAGGCGTGTTTTAGTTAGGCGCTTGCTTGCTATTGTTTAGGTCTTCGCGGGTTGCCACTACTAGGGCCAGTGCCTAGGGCCTGGCTTGTGATCCATTCACGCGGCAGGGGTCCCCGTCATAATCAAGGGCGCGGCCTTCTTCTTATTCTTTAGGCTTGCTTGATCTTTAGCCTGGCATGGCAGGGCCTAGGGCGTGGCCTAGGGGTGTGCCTAGTCTTAGTTAGTTAGTTGCTTCTTCTTCCAGCTCCAGCGGCACGGGCCACCCGCCCAGGGTAAAGCTAAAGCCCTAAGCGGTTAGGCCTAGGGCTTTAGGGTGTTGCAGTGTTGCGCTTATGCTTCAGCTATTGTCATGCCGTGGCAGTGATTAGATGCACAGTCATCAGAGCTAATGACTTCATAGCGTAGCCGCCGTGTTTGCTTAGGCTCCATGCGCTCTACTATTGCGCGCCTTATTGCACGCTTAGCCGCACGCATAGACTTGGCCGCTATTGCTTCAGCTTTCCAAGTGTTGCCTATTCCGCCAGGGTAAGTAATCTGGCAGTGCCAGACTCCAAACCCATCCGCATAAGTGTTTAGCTTGTAATCTTCCATCTTCTTTATTCCCTTCTTGTTTACTTCTTTATTGCCTTCTTCGATTCTCCAGCTATAAGGCCACCAAAGATCAAAGCGCTGAACGCGGTAAGGCCGTAAGTTATCCGCTCCAGTGTCTTCCATGCTCTCACCCATTCGCTGCCCTGTAAGTAAGCAGGCGCGGCGCTTGCAGGCTTAGGCGCGAATAGTTCCTTACGCTGCTCAGCGGTTAGTTTCAAGGCTTGCTGAATAGCTTTAGGATCATCCACCCGCCTAACCTTTTGAGCCGCTAGTATTGCGCGGGTTCTGTTTGCGTTAGGCATTAGCCGCCTTTTCTGTTTCGTCTGTGTGTAGGTTTTCATATTCGTCTATTGCCCAATAGCGCGAATAGTCAATATTGAAACTGTCCTCGTCTTCCCTGTACTCGCCGTTTTCAAATTCGGTGTAGGCAAGTTCTAGCGCGTCTTCGAGCGTTTCGGCGTTTACCTTTGTCTTGATCCAGATTGTCGCGGGGTGTTGTACTTCCCAAGTTGTCATGTTGTCGCCTTTCGGTTTCTGTCTGCGTATTGAGGCCAGACTGTTTCATCAAGGTAAAAAGCGCCATAACTTGCGATTGGCAGATATTCAAACACTAATATACACTCTTCGCGGCTAACACCGTAAAGAAACTGTTCAACCTGTTTCCATAAGCTTTCAAGTTTTTTTAGTTTTTTGTCTGTCATGTCCATATCGGGCGTTTCGTAGTCTATGCGGTTTCCGCTGTCGCCTGTTGCTACATATGCGGCTAGGCCGTGGCCTATGTGCTTAATGCTCATTTCGTCTTTATCGCCTAGTTTCCAAATGTTGTTTAGTAGCGTGTTTAGCGCGTCAATGTCGCTCAACCTTAGTTGTCTTTGTGTGTTCATTTTTTCCCTTTCGTAGTTTTAATAATCTGGCTGTTGTCTGTAGAATTTGTTTATTGTGCGCTTGGGGTCCTCTTGGTTTCGCTGTATGTCAAACACCATTTCGGCCCATGCTTGATTGCCGTGTTGATTAGCAAAGTCTTTGATTCTGCGAATTAGCGCCCGTCTCCCGTTAGAGTGTAGAGAATAAGAAACAAGCATATTGTCAAGGCTTCCAAGATTTCCAGTTGTAATCCAATAGCGGACTTTAGGCATTTTGCTCTTCTCTTTCGTTTTCTTCTTCTTGTTTTTCTTCCGTGATTTCCGCAAAAGCTTCTTCAACCTCTTTTAGATAATGGTTAAATAAATCAATGCTCATTAGGCTAAAAATTGTTGTATCTGCCGAGAGGTCTCCAACTGTCTCCTGCCATGTGTCGCTTTCATCCATAGACAAACAACGCCACTCTTCCAAGGTGTCGGAGTGATAAACGGGGACTAGCCCGTCTGCGATTTCATATAAGTCATCTTCGCTTATGTGTTCCCACTCATCCAAAAGCTGTTTTTTGATTTCTGGGTAAGTTGTCATTTTTGCGCCCCAGTATTTTCTTTAGCTGTAATGATTGGCCCGTGTAGGCGGTATTTTGTGCCAGACCAAGACAAAAAGGCGGCTACATAATCTAATGCCTCTTTTTTGCTGTTGAACTCATAAGGCAAAAAGCCTTGTTTGGTTTCTATTTTGTATATCATTTTTTCCCTTTCCTGTTTTTTTGATCCGCTTTTAGGCGGTTGCTCTATTTGCGTACGGTGTAATTTTTGGGGTTTCTTCTTTGTGTGCCTTCCAGTATTCGGCGCAACTTTCGCAAATTTCGTAAATTGCTGTTTCTCCTTCTTCGTCAAATTCCGCAAAAAATTCGGCGGTATCTGTACAGCCTGTCATGTCGCAAAATTCCATTTTATTTCTTCCCTTCTTCAAGTTGTAGAACAAAAGCCAAAGCAAGCGAGACAACCAAAAGCAAGGCCGCCGCGGTGTTTTGTCCGTTGTCTTGTAAGTTCCAACAAACCAACAAAGCGCCGAATAGAAACACCATGTTTAGGATGAACTTGGTCATTTTTTCCCTTTCTTTAGGCCCTTTCGGGCGATGGGTCCAGAATAGCAGTTTTTTGCCTTTTTTTGCGTTTTTTTCCGTTTTTCCGCGTGTCGTTATCAAACCGTTATTTTAGCGTTTTTGGCCCTATTTCATCGTTTCGGGCCGCTTGTGTGTTTCACCTCTTTATTGTGTCGGCCCTGCCCTGTCTGCCATTGTCGGTGTCTGCCCGTCTCGCGGGTTGCTTTTTTGTCTTCGGGCGGCCTTGTCTGTTTCGGACTGTGTTGCTTTTTGCCTTTGTTGTTGTCTGTCTGTCGGTCCCGCGCTGTCTGTTTGTTTCGCGGGCGCGGTTGCTGTTCACTCATCAGGGCGGCAACAAGTCAAAGCGGGGCGGGTTCAGATCCGCAAGCCTTCGAACAAGTGTTTCGAACAAATTTTCGAAACAAGTGTACGAGTGGCCTTTTGGCTCTGTCTGTCAGAATTTCCAACCGAATCCTGACCGAATATTGACCGAATCTCGAACCGAATCTCAACCGAATCCTGACCGAATCTCGGAATCTTTTTGGCTGAGTATCCAACCGAATCCGAACCGAATGTTTGAGTCAGTCAAAATTTTATTTTGTTAGCGGTTTGTTCCCTCGGCGTGCGTTGCAGGATCTGTGGGCTGGGGCTAGTGGACTGTTAGGGTCTCCTGGTATCAAGTGGTCAGCTTGGAATGGGTCATCTATTCTCATGCCTTCGTTGCAAAGGTGGCAGTAAAGGGCTGAGTCTCTGACTTGCTTGGCACGCTTTCTGTAATCTCCTGCGTATTGGCCTGTTTCTCTTTTTCTTTCGGCACGCTTGGCTTCTAGCCTTTGCTCAATCATTGTCTGGTGAATCTCACAGCGCGATGCGCCTTTGGTCAGCCTTCCACAATCTAGGCAAGGTTTTGCATACATGAAGGCCCCCCTCTTTTTTGACTTTTCTGGAAACTTTCCCAGTAGGAAAGGCCCCCCTTAAAAATCATCATTGTCTACGGCTTCAAGCAGCTCGTCATAGCTTTGAGGGCCAAGTGTTGAGCCAACTAGACCTATTGTGTGTCCTAATTGTTTGTGGTCAAGAATGTGTGCCTTTAGGTCTTCTTTAGTGTCAAAGTTCCTATTGCAGTAATCCCTTGGACAGCCGCAACAAACATAAATTGAATGGTCATCATCGCCTGACTCATAAATGTAAAGCTCGCTGCCGTGTCCCCTTCGTATTAGTGCCATTAGTCTTTACCCCATCCTGTCCCTTTGAATTCAATAGCAGGCTTATCGTAAATTCTTGTCATTTCAACAGCGCATTTAGCGCAGATAGGCTTATTTTCCTCCGCTGTGATTGACCGAACGATTGTGGTTGTGTCTCCGCATTGACACTGATACTCGTAGGTTGGCATTAGTTTACTCTTATGTACTTTCCGTTTAGCTTGCAGTTCTTTAGCAATTCTGCCTCTGCCTCTCCGTAAGCAATCAAAACTGACGGACTTCCTGCCGTGCCACCTAACTCGCCATCGGGCTTGTGAAACTTGAGCCTTCCCTTTAGAAACAAAATCCCAGTAGCTTTATCCCAGACATGATCGAAGAAAGCTCTAGTCTCTGTCCTAGCGAACACTAAAGCCACCCCCCCCCCTGGGTGGGTGGCAAGCTTTTCAAGAAACGGAGACATCTTAGGTCCGTAAGGTGGGTTGCACCAAACACGACCAGACCAAGCTTGGCTAAGTCCATCATCTTTGATTGTGTAATGAATCCTAGCTGTGTCCCATGGTCTGTCTTCAGACGCGCATGGATCTAAGTCAAACGGGCCAAGAGCTTCGAGAATATGTGGCGGAGTTAGCCATACATCGGTAGCTGAGACCGTTGTTTCGTTTCCTAGACTTGGCATTACTTCCTATTAAATGGTGTGTTGCAGGTTAGACAGACCGAAGGCAAAGAGCTTTTAGGTCCAATAATCATTTCAAGCATGTGTCCGTTTGGACAAATCAAAAGTATTGCTACCATGATTCACTCACTATCTTTTCGTAAGTTTCTTGATGCGTAAGCTTTTTGCCTGTTCGATAGCTGATGTCCCACCACTCCATCTCAATAGCAGGAATGACATGATCAGGCCGAACGCAAGAGGGATTACTGCAAGTCCTCGCACCCAAAGTTTTTTCTGCATCTATTTCGTTCCAGCAGTAGTTTCTTCGGTTTCTTGTTGCTTCTCGCATTGTTCCCTTTTCCTTGCATCTATCCGTCTCAGAGCGTCTATAAAGCCCTGAGTGTGCTGGTCAATTACAGCTTCCATACTGTTCCTTGGAAGTGAACCTGTCGCTCTAGTTCAAAGCAAACTATCCCAGTTGCGCTGTCAGTTCCTGACTGCAACCGAAACCAGTCAGAGCCGTTGTCCATTGTGCTTGCCTGAATCCAGTAGCGTGATCCGCCGTTGTGAGACTGACCAAGTTCCTCTATCCGAAGATGATGGAAATGACCGCTGACAAATGTAGTCCAGGCAGCAATCGGCGCATTAGAGAATCCTTGCTTCTGTAGCCAGCCTTCCATACCGTTAGGTCGTTTTGCCTGATGTCCATGAGCTAAACCGATGACATGAAACTTGTCATCAAATACATCAAACGCCAGCGACTCATCGTATGGGTCGGGAATTAGGTAAGTGACATTCATACCAAGCTCGGTGCTTAGTCGGCGAAGCTGTTGCAAGATAACGATGCCCCAGTCATCCTGTCCTGGCTTGCCAACAGTCTGTCCGTTGAAGCGCCACTGACAATGATTGGAAGCAACCGAAGCGTAAGTGACAGGTGCGTACTTGTGAGCCAGCTTGACCAAATCCCATAGCAGGGCAGCAGCCATGTCCACCTGTTGCATTGGGCTAAGGTCGTTTGAATCTAGCTGAGCAAACTGAGCTGAGTTAGAAACAGACTCAATCATGTCTCCTGCGTCAAGGATAACTACCTTTTCGTAGCCACCCTTCTTTAGCTTCTGCTCGATGCGCTCGTAGCTTGCAAAGACTCTGGCGATTAGGTCTTGAGTGTTTCCTCGTGAGCCTGTCTTGCCTACCTGAAAGTCTGCTGGGACAATCACTAGGGCTTTGCCTTCAACTGTTTTCTTTGCGACTGGCAACTTTGTCTTTTTTGCCTGAGCGTAAAGTGTCGGTAGGTCAAGCTCTAATTCAGCTTTCATTCTGAAGTTGAACCGCCAAGAAACCAACCAGGCTCCACCCTCGCGCTGTTGCCAGCGTGAAGTTCTAACAGGACCGTAGATCTCTACTCTCTCAGGGTCAAAGCCTTGGTCAATTAGAAACTGGGTAAAGTCTGGTTGGTCTCCTGTGGTCGGTGGAGTGGTGGCAAGTCCGTTCATGCCATCAAATTCCACCGCAGGCCGCCAATCCCTAGGGGCCGTAATCTTAGGGGTTGGCTCTAAGTTTTCAAGCACAGCTACATCCGCCAGCTCTGTGTTTACGAATCGGATGCTCGCTAATTGTCATTCCACGCTTTCTTAGCTCTGTTGCAAGGGTGAATGTGGGCCAGTCATCATTAGTTAGAGCTGCCTCTAGTATTTGTCTATCCTTGGCTTCTAGCGATTCAAGCAAAGTTCTTACCTTGCAAGCCAGTTCCTTTTTGGGTGGTGTTAGTCCTTCAAGCATTGTTATTCCCTTCATTGCTTACTTGTTTCGCCAAAGCATCAAGTTCCGCTTCAAGCCTATGGTATTCGACATCCGCAGCCTTTCTCATTAGCTGTGTCAATTCTAACCGAATCGTGTCGAAATCCTGAGACCAGACTAGGTTCTTGTCCTCTAGTAGCTTTATTGCCTTTTCCAGCTCATCCATGATTTAGCCTGGCTTTGATTAGTCTTCTAATCTTGATCCACACGGCAACGACTCGGCGCTGGTAGTAGCGATACTCAAAGACATTCCAGCGTCTTCTGACCCCTAGGTGCTTTGCCATCAGGACTCCTCGACAATCTGTACAATCTTTTCCATTGTCTCTGTACCCATGCACATACTAAGCACGGCATCGTTTAGCAAGTTGTAGATAATCATTTCCCGCAGATGTTCTGCCATCTCTTTTGCTCCGCGCTCGTAGCCTTTTGCGTAAACTTTGGCTTGTTTGTTTGCCTCAGCTAGATTGAATAGCCTCATTTGGGTCCCTTCCGTATTTCTTCTGTATAGCAATCAAGCCGTCTTCTATCTTTTGTAGGTCTGCCGCTATTGAGTCAAGCTCAATTCCAACCAGCTCTAGCTTTGTCTCTGTTGTAAAGTCCTCATCCATTTACTTCTCCCTTTATCTCTCTTTTTAGAAACTCAAAAGCATTGGTCCAAGATACGCACCCAGGGCAATCACAGTTAGTTTCCTGCTCGTGCTGGTCTAACAGGTGAATGATGTGTTGTTGTTCTTCTTTCCTACCGAAGCTATAGCCACTCTTGAAGGCTTTAATTGAGGTAGTTGCAATAATGTCTTGTAGGTCACTCACTTGTTCTCTCCTTTGATTTGTGCATGGAATCTTTCCCAATCTGGTCCCATTGCTGGGGTTGTCAATTTGACCAAGAGTTGCTCCAAGTCTGTTTTGTGTCGCTCCCAATTAAGCGGAGCTGCCCTTCCTTGTTCAACTAGCTCAATTACTTGCCAAAAAAACGCTTCCCATTCTTCTTTTTCAAGCCAGCCAGCTTGCTCGTGTTTGCCTTCGTAAGCTAAACCTGTAAAGTCATCATCTTCAAGAGGTCCAAAAAAAAGCTGCCAACTGCCGTGCCTACCTCTAAAATAAAACTCCTTGCCATCCTCGGTCATGCCTTCAATTTGATTTGGCATCATGCCTTGATTGTGTGTGATTGTGTATTTGCTCACAACTCCACCTTTGGTCTGCGATCAATGTGGTTTAGGTGGTCATGGATAATGTTGCATGTTGCAGCATCTAGCCATCTGCTGAGCCGAAACGCCTCAAGCAACGACTCAACAGCCATCTGCTCATCGCGTCTGCCCTGGTTGTAGGCAGCTAACTTATCTCGCGGATACAGGAAAGATAGAATCCTTCTCAATTTGTATCCCTTCAATTAGGTCCGTAATAATCTTTGTTGCCTTAGTAGCAGTCGGATATGCGGCGTTTATCAATCGCAACACTTCTTCCTTCATCAGCCTTCTGCCGATTACGATTCCCTCAGCCTGTGCGACTCCATGGTTGTACTGGTGCGGATTGAAGTCGCTCATGTCTAGGTCAATCTCTAGTGGTGGGTGTGCTGGCATTAGTTCCTTCCCCAAACAATCATCTGACGGTTTGCTGCCGATCTATCTCTCTTGCCCGTGTCTTTCACGAGTCCAAGCCTTA